GCGCTTCTGCCGATCCTGCAAAAGGCGATGCCGGACATTGTCGCCGTCACCCCGTTGCTGCAACAGCTGATTGCGTTCGCCAAGTCCAAGAGCAACGTTGCGTGACGTACGGGCCGGCTCCGTGGGATGCGGTAAAAATATCTAGGTGTTGGGCGATGCCGTCGCCCAACACCTTCTCTATAGCACCCATACGTACGCTGATAGAAAAATACATGTCGGCACAGACGGGTGTTTGGATTGACCCGTTTTGCAGAGACAGTATTTTCAAAAACAAGTGTCAATTGACGAATGACTTAAATCCGCTCTACGCGGGTACACATAACATGGATGCGCTAGACTTCTTAAAGAGCTTGCCTAATGCATCAGTAGATGGAGTTTTGTTCGATCCGCCTTTTTCTCCAGGGCAGGTGAAAGAGGCGTACCAAGGATTTGGCCCCAAACCTGATACCACTCGTGCTTTCTACTCCGACCGTAAGAGAGAAGCCGCGCGAGTGCTGCGAAAAGACGGCATCGCCATAGTATGCGCGTGGAATAGCCTTGGCTTGGGAATAAAGAACGGAATGCACTTGTTAGAAGTTTTGTTAGTTAACCACGGCGATCAAAATGACACCATTGTAACCGTGGGCCGTAAGCTATGACGTACGGGTTAGCACCTTGGGAAGCTGCTGCGCCGATTTACGGGCCGGCGCCTTGGGACGCGCAGCCGGAAACTCCGGAGGAGTACCGGCTGCGCTTCAAAGAAAAACTTCGGGACTTCGACGAATATCGCAAGCACCTGATGATACGGCCGCGCGAGGGCGGCGCACGCGTACCGTTCAGGCTGAACGAAGCGCAGACCGTACTTCACCATCGATTGAAGCAGGAGCTTGACGAGTTCGGCCGCATACGTGCGTTGGTACCAAAAGCGCGACGCATGGGCGTTAGTACGTACGTCGGCAGTCGTTTATTTCACCAGACGGCTACGCAATTCGGTCGGCGCAGCCAAGTCGTTGCGCATCGTACGGACAGCGCGTCGAACCTGCATAAAGAGATCAAGGAATTTTGCGCCGGCTTGCCTTCGTTTCTTCGCCCGTCAGTCGGCGCGACGAACGCCCGCGAGCTGATATTCGAAAAACTGAAATCGCTGTACAAGGTCGCGTCAGCCGAAGGCGGCGACATCGGCCGATCCGACGACTTCCACGCGCTGCACCTGTCGGAAGCAGCCTTCATGGAAGCCGTGGAAGACCTGTCATCGGGTCTGTTGCAAACCGTGCAGGACTTGCCGGGTACGGAAATCGTCATGGAAAGCACGGGCAACGGTCCGACCGGCATGTTCCATAGTATGTGCGAGCAGGCGAGTAAGGAGGGCAACAAGGGCCTCTGGCGTTTGCACTTCCTCCCCTGGACGATCATGTCAGAATACCAGCTACGCGTTCCGCAGGGGTGGGCGGCGCCGCGCGAGTTCGAGGACTACGCGCGCATGCACGGGCTGACGCGCGAGCAGCTGTACTTCTATTGGACGAAGAACTACACGCTTGCCACGATGAACGGCGGCACTCCGGACACGATACATCGTCTCACGAGGCAGGAATATCCGGCCACGTACAGCGAATGCTTCATGTCCGACAGCACGCTTGCGTACTTCCCGCCGTCGCTCGTTGCGGCTGCGATGGGGCGGCCTCCGCGGCCGAACGCCTACGCTCGCAAGCTTTTGTGTGTCGATGCTTCGGGCGACGGGCAAGACCCTACCATGGTCGCCGATCGGCAGGGCTCGGCTATCGGCGCGCGGATATGGGGCGTTATTCCAACCAAGGATGCCAACGTCGCATCCGATTGGCTTACGCAGCAGTTCCGTACGTACAATATGGATGCGCTGCTCGTTGACTGCACGGGCGGGTACGGTCGTGAACTAGTATCCGGGTGTCGCTTGCGCATGCCGGAGGTTGACGAGACCCGGATCGTGCCCGTAGTGTTCTCGTACGGTGCAACGAACGGCCTGCTGTACGGCAACAAGCGATCGGAGCTTCACGGCCGTTTCCTGGAATGGCTGGCGCAGCCCGACGCTTCGATCCCGAAGAACGAGCATCTGTCGGAGGCGTGTGCGGCGTACAAGTGGGGGCAGGGTGACTGCCGGCGCGACGAAAAGGGCCGGCTGTTCATGACGCCTAAAGAGAAGATCAGGGCTGCGCTTCCGGCCAATCGTTCACCCGACGAACTGGACGTGTGCGCAATATCAATGGCGGTGCTACCATGAACGACAACGTCATAAAGTTTCCCGGACGCAGTCTAACTCCTGCCGAATGGCTGCGTGAAATTGCCGACGAAGTGGAGAAGCTTACGGATGAAACCGACATTCAAATGTCGATAGGATTCAAGAGCACGGCCAATCCAACTGGTTTTGAACAGATGACGCGTACGTGGCAGCGGTCTTACGCCACGGATCGGGTAGGCGCTGTCGGGATACTGATGGCGGCCGTTCACGACATTTTAGCGATCCGCTAATCGTATCCGTTCAACGTCGACTTCAATAACGTTGTCAAGGTACAGTGCTGTGAAGTTCGACAGCACTTCAACGCTGCCTGACAGCAACTTGATGACTGCTTCCCGATCCGCTGCTGAAATAGGCTTGTCGGACTTCATGACGATTTCAGCTACTTTGACCGCGTAAGGCATGCCGTAAGTTCCTTAATTGACACTACCGTACTGGATACGGTATGTGTACCTGATTAGTCAACAGGAGCTTAAGAGTTATGGATGCGAATCCCGAGTTGAGCCCGGAAGTGCCCCCGTTGGCCGCTCCGAAGGCCAAGCGCGTCATGTCGCCGCAGGAGTGGGAAAAGAGGTACGGCAAACCCAAGGCGGTTGCGGTCCCAAGCCCAAAGAAGCTGCCGCCGCGCACTGCCCCGAAGGCCAAGAAAAAGCGGTATCCGAAGGCGGGGCCGAAAGCTTTGCCGGCGCGCAAGGCCAAGCGCGCGAAGCCGAAGACGGTCAAGCGGAAGCCGGGCAACAACAAGCCGCTCGTTCGATCGAAGCGCATCGATATGAAGGTGTCGGCGAAGGAAAAGGCGATGCTGCGCTCGGAAGCCAAGCGGCGCAATATCAGCATCACCCAAGTCGTGGTCAACGCGATCACGAAATTCTGCAAGGCCAAATGAGATAAGGACCGGGGCGGTGCGGCCACCCCGGTCCCGACCGCGTCAATCCTACCTGATGGGTAAAGTTTGACACGGAGCTAAGCTAGTGAAATTAGTAGTTCGCGTCAACAGAAAGGGCCGCACATGGCAACCACCGTAGTTTCTTCGACCAGTTTTCTCGATAAGCTCAAGAGTTTCGTCACGGAGACGGAGACGGACGTTCTCGCAGTCGTCGCCGACATCAAGTCCGATATCCAGGTCGCGGAGTCCGAGATCAATTCGGCGCTGCACTGGATCGCCTCCAACGCTCCGACGATCGCGCAGGATATCAATCAAGTCCTCGAAATCGTCACCACGATCGGACTGACGGCCAACCCGGACGTCGCTGCCGCGGTCGCTGCCGCCAACGTCTCCGTTGCCGCGCTGAACGCGTTCGCCAATAAAATGAACGCGGGAAGTTCGGACACGCAAGCGGTGCTCGCCGGCTATACGGCCGTGAAACAGGCGCAAGCGTCTGTCGCATCGGCCAAGGCTTCCATCGCCAACCCGAGCACGACCGCACCGACTGCCTGAGTGAGGTACGGAGCCTAGTAAGGGCTCCGCGTGCCTTTCTTGGGCGGGTTCTTCGCTTCCGCCAGATTAGCTCTCGCGCGATGCATATCCGCGTACGCGCTGTACTCAGCGGCCTTCTGGCGGTGCTGATCCGCCGTCATGCCCTTCGGGGTTTCCTTCTTTGAAGTCGGCTTGCTCGGTTTCTTCACCATCTGCGTCACCTGATCTTGATGCGCCAGTTGGCGCCGCTGCGATCGAAGTACGTCTCGTTCGGGTCTACGACGTTCTTCGTATACTTGCCGGACAGGTCTTTGTACTTCGGGTCGAGACCTGCGTATTCCGCCGCAAGCTTTTCCCGTTTGCGCTCGGCAATGATCCTGCCGACTTTCTTCGGTCGCGCCATCAACAGCGGCTTGTACGGCTTTCCGTCAGCATCGCTGCCAGACACCAGGTTATCGAACAGGGCTCGATACTCCGGCTGGTCGACCTGTCGGAAACTGATTTCATCAATAGTCCGGTCTGGGCGGTGATCACGCTTTACGCCCGGAAACGGCGCAACGATTCCAAAGTTGCGATCGTCGGGATGTCCGAGCGAATCAAGGGCTCGTTTGAAATGATGGGACTACAAAAGGAGCTTCTGACGTTTGCCGATGTCGAGACGGCTCGAAAAGAGTTACTCGGGTGAAGCCGCGCATCCTTTGAAGGTCGCAGGATGATCAGCAGCAAGATCGGCTATTTCAAGCTCGTCGCACAACTTCTAGAGTCGACTGTTAAAACACTGGTGCGTCCTTCGGCCGTAACCTTTGAAAAC